TGGAAGCCATCAAGCGCATGATGCCCGCACAGACATTCCTCAGGGATACCTTTTTCAATCAGCCACAAACCTTTTTAACCGAAAATGTGGATGTCGATTTTCAGAAAGAAAAGCGCCGTGTCGCGCCGTTTGTCGCGCACGGAGGCTTTACGATGGATCGGCAGGGATTCGTGACGCGGAATTATAAACCGCCGCTGATCGCGCCGCAGCGCAAGCTTACCGTCGAAGATATCAACACCCGCTCCATGGGCGAGAATATCTACAGCCAGCGGACGCCTGAACAGCGCCAGGCGGAACGCATCGCGGATGATCTGGCGTTTTTTGAGACGACCATCACCCGCCGTGAGGAAATCATGTGCAGGGATATCCTTACCACAGGCAAATGCACGATCAAAGGCTACGTTGACGATGACCAGAAGAACATCATCCAGGACGAGATCGATTACAAGTTCGATCAGTTTGTGACTTTGAGCGGTGCGGACTTGTGGTCTGCCTCAACGGCGCATCCCTATGAAAACCTGAAGGCATGGCGCATGCAGGTCCTCAAAAATTCCGGATCCGCACCGAACATTGCAATTATGTCCGGGAATGTGGTGGAAAGATTCATACTTGCGGAAGAAATCAAGAGCATTTTGAATCGAAATATCGTTCTCGGCACACTACAGCCGACCACCAGCGGATATCAGTCGCAGCTTGGGTTCGGAATTTCGGTTCCTCTTGCTGACTACGGCGGCCAGGTAACATTCGTTGGTCTCCTGCCGGGCCTTGGCCTTGAAATCTATCAGTACGATGAGTGGTACGACGACGAAAATGGCGTGACACAGCCGATGATCCCGGATAACCTCGTTATCCTTGGAAAGAAAAACATGGGCAAACGCCTTTACGGCGCCGTTACGCAGATGGAACAGGACGAACAATTCCATACCTATGAAGGGCAGCGTGTCCCAAAGGTATGGGCGAACATTAATTCCGATGTGAGGATGATCCGCACGTCGGCCCGTCCGCTTCCGGCTCCGGACGTCATCGAAGACTGGCTTGTCGCCACAGTCATGTAAGGAGGACTTGAAATGCTGATTGTTTCAAAAGGAACCGTCGTTCACGACGGAAAAGAATACCACAGCGGCGAAGTAATCAATGATATCACGGTCCAGCAGCGCGACCGGCTTGTTTTGCTTGGCGTATGCCAGTATGTTCCAGAACAATCCGCAGCCGTGAATGCCACACCGGGCGCTTCCGCAGCCGGGGGGACGCAGCCCGATGCTGGAAATGCTGAAAAGCAGCCCGATGCCGAGACCTTGCACCTGAATGTTGACCCGGCAAAGGCCATTCAGGTCGACAAGAAGAAATAATGGATAGTCCGTTTCAGCAGCAGATGTCCGCCGACCTTGATGAGGCGTTTTTTGACACGGATATTTTTGCAGAAATGCACAATATAGACGGTCAAGACTATGCCTGTATCATCGATACGGATGTTTCTCAACCGCTCACGCCAGCGACTGACCGCCGCGAAGGTACCTATACGGACAAAATTATGCTGTTTGTCCGGCAAAAAGACTTGCCTGGGGAGCCGGAATATGACCAAATGATGGCGATTGACAATATCCGATATCGTATCATCAACGTTAATACATTCGGCGGGGTGTATGAAATTACGCTGGAGGCGGTCGCATGATCAGCATTTCGGTTGAAGGCGAGAATGCCGTCAGGGAAGCACTTCGAGGTTCACCCAAAAAGGTGAATCTCGTGCTGTCCCGGGCAGTAAACCGCACTGTGACCAATGTAAAATCTAATATTTCGAAGCAGGTTCGGGCGGAATATGTCATAAAAGCTTCGGATGTGAAGAATTCCCTCCATATCACCAAGGCAACAACGTCCAAGCCTTATGCAATTGTCAGATCCGCCGGGAAAAAAATAGACCTGACAAAATTCCGGATAAGTCCAAAGGAGCCGAACCCCAAGAACCCGCCGCGGGGTGGTTATAAAGTCCAAGTAAAAAAGAGTGAGGGACTCAAAGTCGTGGATCGTGGCTTCCTGGCTTACGCAAAAGGTTCGCTTGGACTTTTTCAGCGCATCGGCAGTAGCCGTGAACCGATAAAGCGCCTCATGGGGCCGTCTATCCCGGAAATGATCAACCGACCGAAGATCATCAATTATATTGAAGAGCAGGCGGGGACTATGCTTGAGAAGCGCTTAGGCCATGAAATGGAAAGAGTACTGGGGGCAAGAGCAAAATGACACCGCTTGATTTGCAAAAAGCCATTGTCGCTGAGGCAACGAGCCTATTTCAGGGGAAGCAGTTTTTCCAGCCCCGGAAGAAGACCACCGATCCAAAAGTGCTTGTGCCTCTCAGCATTTATTCTCAGGCTCTTCCAATGAAAGAGGGGTATGCATTCAGCAAATACGTTCCCTATCTAACGGTCCAGCTTAAAAACGCGAAGCAGGAAGAGGAAACGGAGCCAAATGAAGTTACTTTATTCCTGAACCTTTGTATTTTCGACGATGACGAATCGAATCAGGGACATGAAATAACCGTTGACATGATCGAAAAAATGCGTCAAGACTTCTTCAAGAAGAGAATCATCGGCGGAAAATATTCGATCAAACTTCCATTTGAGTATGAGCTGAACGACCAGGAAATCTATCCCTATTATGTGGCAGTCGCGGAAACTCACTGGAATTTGCCGCTGATACTGCCGGAAGATGAAAATTTATAAAGGAGGAAAAAGCCATAATGAGCAGTTATTTGCATGGAATTTATGGCAGCCAGGAACCGACGTCAACGCCGATTGAGAATACAGCAACGTCTGGGATTCAAGCCGTGGTCGGCACGGCGCCGGTGAATCTGCTGGATAACCCCGCGGCTGCCGTAAATACGCCGATTTTGCTGAACAATATTCGTGAAGTGAATGGAAAGCTAGGGTATAGCTCGAATGTCGATCAATTTACCCTGATGCAAGCTGTCCATTCCTCGTTTGAGGTCTTTAAGGTTGCGCCGATCGTTGTGATCAACGTCCTCGACCCGAAGAAACATACGGCGGATGAAACGGTTAGCGGAGAGTTGGCGAACGCCGGGATCAGCATTGCCAAAGAAGGAATCCTGCTTTCAACCATCAAAATGACGTCGGAAGATGGCGTAACAACCTATACTCTTGGCACGGATTACTCTGCCGCTTTCAACGAAGACGGTACCGTACTCGTTACCCCGGCGGCGACCGGAACGGCCATCAACAAAAATGTAAAAATTGAGTATTCGCGGCTGGACTCTTCGAAAGTCACAGACGAGGATATTATCGCAGGCATTCAGCTGATCGGCCGCGTTTTCCCATTGCTACAGGTCATCCCTGAAATCCTTCTGGCACCGGGATATTCCCAGCAGAAAGACGTTGCTGCGGCACTCGCCACAGCGGCGCAGAGTGTCAGTACGGTATTCAAGGCAACGGTACTCGCCGACATCGACAGTGCAGCAAGCAAGACCATTTCAACGGCAATCAGTGCGAAAGCGTCTCAGGGGATGAACAACAGAGATATTATCCCGTGTTTCCCGAAAGTCATGACGACGGGCGGAAAAACCGTCTGGATGTCGGCGCAGCTTGGTGCGCTGATGGAGGCAACGGACAGTGCCAACGAAAGTACGGCATTCGTCTCTCCGTCGAACAAAGATTTCAAGATTTCGGCTGCGGTTCTGGCCGACGGAACTCCGATTTCGTACACTCTGGAGGAAGCAAACCAGCTGAACGGCGAAGGAATTTTTACTGCGCTCAATTTCCTCGGGTGGAAGAGCTGGGGCAACAACACCGGAATTTATTCCTTCTCCGATGAGCAAAAAGGGAAAAACTTTGACGAACGAGACCGGTTTATTAGCATCAAGCGCTCTTTCGACTGGCAGAATAATACCTTTATTTGCCGGTATTTCAGCGAGATCGATGATCCTCTGAACCTAAAGGCCACACAGGCGCTCGTTACCGACGAAAATCAGTTCTACAATGCCTTCATCGCCGAGGGAAAAGTTGCCGGTATGAGCATCAATTTTAACGAAAGTGACAATCCGACGGCTCAGATTTTAGCTGGAAAAATCATTTTCAAGCAAAAACTGGCACCATACACACCGCTTGAAGCGATCGAAAACGACATGCAATTCGATCCGACTATGATTAAGTCGGCTTTTTCAGGGGGGGATAACACATGAATTCGATTCCTCAGTTCCTTCAGAATTTTAATATCTATGCCGCGGGTGATAAGCTGGTCGGCGTCAGTGGGGACGTGACATTGCCGAAATTTGATAACATCGGAGATACCATTTCGGGTGCCGGAATCCTCGGCGAATTCGAAACGCCCGTGCCGGGAGCCTTTAAGAGCCAGCAGCTTGAAGTTGGATTCCGCATCATCGACCAGACCATATTCGAGATGGCGGCTCAGGATCAATCTTTGCTGACTTTCCGCGGGTCACAGCAGATTAACGACTATACCAAAGGCGGGATCGTGAATCAGGCAATCCGCGTCGAGAGTAAAGGTGCCTGCAAAGGTATAGAGCTCGGAAAGGCAGCGCCCGGGAAAACGACGGACAGTAAGTATACACAGGAAGTCCTTTTTATTGCCGTCTATATCGGCGGTCAGGAAGAGCTCTATCTGGATAAGCTCAACTACATTTACCGGCTCCATGGCAAGGATATGCTGGCCGGGATTCGGTCGAATATTTAGGAGGACAAATTATTATGAGCGAAGAAACTTCGCCGGCAGCGACGGTTACGGTTCTGGAAAGCAAGCCTGAAGCGGACGATACGCTTGTTATCAAGTTGCATTGTCCGTATCAGTTCGAGGGTAAAGAGTACAAAGAAATCGATCTGCGTGGGCTGAATGACCTGACATGCAATGACGTCATCAATATGTCAAAGGATTTTAACCGGATCACAGGCGGCTCCGACAATATGATGGCCGCCATTGTTCCGGAAAGCAGCCTTGAGTATGTGACTTTCGTCGCATCGAGGGCGACAGGACTGCCGATTGAATTTTTTCAGCAGCTCCCGGCGTTTGAGTCCGGAAAACTCAGGGTAGCTGTTATCAGTTTTTTTCATCCAGCGGATTGACTGGCCTTTCGCGCTACGACTTCGAGAAAATCTTTATCTCTCTGAGCATCAGCACCCACACGGGGATTGGGTTTTTCCGGGACCTTACAGTCGGAGAGCTCGGCGAATACGAAAGCGCGGCAAACGAGGTTATCGAAAAAATAGCGAGTGAAATGGGGGAGACAAGTGGCGAACAGTTATGAGCTTCTGCTGAAAATCGGCGGCCAGTTGGAAAGCAGTTTTGGAAAGTCCATCAACGGCGCCACAAAATCCCTTTCCGGCATAGGCAAGACCGTAAGCACCGTCAAAAACGTGGTCGTCGGTGCACTCGGGGCTGCCGGAGTCGGATTATCCCTAAAAACTCTTATTGACACCGGTGGTGAGGCCGAGCAAACCACGGCACAGATGAATGCGGTCCTGAAATCAACCAAGGGAATCGCAGGGATGTCGGCAAAACAGCTGAATTCTCTCGCTCTGGCTCAACAGGGAGTAACAACCTACGGCGAGGACACGACCAAACAGGCCGAAAACATGCTTCTCACCTTTACAAATATTCGCTCAAATGTGTTTCCACAAACGCTCCAAGCCACGGAAGATATGGCAACGGCAATGAAAATGGATGCTTCAAGCGCCGCAAAAACTCTTGGGAAAGCGTTAAATGACCCTGCGACAGGCCTTTCAAAACTCACAAAACAGGGGGTCACTTTTACCGCTTCCCAAAAAAAACAGATTCAGGCGATGCAGAAGGCCGGGAACGTCGCGGGCGCACAAAGCATTATGATCCAAGAAATTGAACGGGAATTTGGTGGGAGTGCAAAGGCCGCCGGGCAGACAGTAACCGGCCAAATGGCAATCATCAAAAACACTTTGCATAGCACTATGGAACAAATAGGCTTGATGATTCTCCCCGCAATCAGGGCACTTTTGCCGCAGGTTACCGGGCTGTTGAAGCAGGCTGCGGCTAATCTGGCCGCGCATCAGGAAGACATCAAGCGGGGTCTCGCGCAATTTGCTGCTGGTGCGACGACTATTTTCACAAAGGTTATCCCGGCAATTTCAGCAGCAGTCAGCAAAATCGTGCCTGTGATATCTGGCGCAGTTAAGGGCGTGTCACCAATTCTAAAGGACGTTTTTAATTTCGTCATTTCGCATAAGGATCTCGTTATTGGGGCGATAGCCGGGATAGGCGCAGCGTCGGGGGCCATGAAAGTCGGCAAAATATTTACCGAATTTACCCGGGGCATGAAAGCAATAGGACCGACTACAACTTTAGTTGGTAAATTAGGCTTTGCACTGACCGACCTGAAAACATCGCCCACTATTCTAAAGGGCCTTGCCAATGGATTCAAGGATATCTTTGGACTTGATCCGAAGCTCCTTTTGATCACCGCTGCCATTGCGGCAATTGCTGCCGCCGCTTATCTCATCATCAAGAACTGGGGGCCTATCTCCTCTTTTTTCAAAAAATTGTGGGGAGATGTCACTGGGGCTTTCAATTCAGCAAAAGCAAAAATAGGCAACTTTTTCAGCGGCATCGGCACTGGATTCAGTCAGTTCTTAACCGGAATCAAAAGCCTGCTGGGGAAAATCAAATCTTTCTTCACAGCGGCATTTTCCCCCATTGTGAAGAGCGTAATGGGCCCGTTTAACCAGTTAAAAACCGGAATTAGCAATATCCTGAACGGATTGAAAAACATTTTCCAAGGTGCTTGGACGGTAATTAAAAATATCGTACTTGCACCGGTGCTGGTGATTTGTGACATTATATCCGGTAACTTTGGAAAAATCCCGAGTGACATGGCAAAAATCTGGAAAAATGTTGGAAATGGAATCAAACAGGTCTGGAACGGGATCAAACAATATTTCACCGGTATTCTTCAGGCGATGGCGGGAGTTTTCGGAACTGTAGGCAATGTGTTCCTGACTATCGGCAATTCGATAGGCTCTACGCTCGGTTCCCTTTTTACAAATTTGTGGAACGGAATCAAAAATACCGCCGTAAACGTCTGGAACGGGTTGCTTTCTTTCTTTTCGAGTCTTCCGCAAAGATTTACCAGCTTCATGTCCGGTGTCGGGAACGCGATTATCCACGGATTCGACAGTGCAGTCACCTTCATTAAAAATCTGCCGGCGGAAATGCTCCAATGGGGCAAAGACATGATCAATGGCCTCATCAATGGAATTAAGGGTGCAATCGGTGGGGTACAGCAGGCCGCGGGAAATGTGGCGAAAACGATTCGCTCATTTCTGCATTTCTCGGTTCCTGATACAGGCCCTCTGAAAGACGCTGCAAGTTACGGCCCGGATTTTATAAAGCTGTATTCTAGCGGAATCACGAAAAGCATTCCGAACCTAAAAAAGGCGGCGCAGGCAGCGGCAGGCGGCGTAAACGCGGGAATCAACAAGCCAATTTCAAAAATTACGCCATTCCCCGGAGCCGCGGGCGGCGGAAACGTATCGGGAGGTCAACCGGCCTCATTCAATGTCAAATATGAGCAGAAAATTATCATTCAAGGCAATGCGTCAAAAGACGATGTGACGCAGGCAATGGACGAAGGGCAAAGAAAATTCGATGAACGTATGAGAAAATGGCGCTCTGAAGTTAAGCGCCGAACCGGAAAGGACCCGATCCCCGCATGAATACTTACACAACGGTCCTCGGTGACACATGGGACCTGATAGCGCTGAAAGCCTACGGGGACACGAAATACGTTGATTCGCTGACAGCGGCAAATCAGGGTGAAGAACTCCTGTCAACGGTTATTTTCGGAGCCGGAACGACGGTCAATGTGCCGGATTTGCCGCCGGATCAGCAAAACAACGACAGTCTGCCTCCATGGAGGTCGTCCTCATGAGACATATCGGTGTGGATATTACCTATCGTGGCAAAAATATCACGGGAAGCATAAAAAACGATCTCACCAGTTTTTCGTATGATGAAAAGGCTGCCGGCAGTTCCGACAGTCTTTCCCTCACTCTTTCAAACAAATCCCTAAAGTGGTTCAATGGTTGGTTCCCGGAAACCGGGGATCAGGTTCAAGCAAAAATCCTCACATACGATTGGAGCAAATCGGGCGAAATCAACGCTCTGGATTGCGGAAGTATGGTTGTCGATGAGCCGGAGTTCACCGGGCCGCCGAATGTTTTTACGCTCAAGGCGCTCTCAGTTCCGGCAGCTGCCGGATACAACGACACCCCGACGGATCACACCTGGGCGAAAATCTCCATGAAACAGCTCGGCCAGTCCATAGCAAAAAAATATGGCCTATCATTTCTTTACGATGCACCGTTAGACTTTGTAATTTCTTCGCTCAAACAGTCAAATCAGACTGATTCGGATTTTCTGACAGAAACAGCGTCAAAATATAATTTGTCTGTTAAGATATTTTCGAACCGGCTCGTTATTTACAGCAAAGCAGCCTACGAAAAGCGGACACCGGTTGCAACGTACACTCTCGGAAAATCCAATATTTCCAGTTACCAGCTTTATGCGCCGACGGTAGGCACCGGATATTCTGCGGTTACTGAAAATTATAAACCGCCGAACAGCAAAAAGCAGTTATCTTATACTTTCCGAATTCCAGAAACGTCTGGTGGGAAAACGCTGACACTAAACGAAAGCGCAGATAATCTCGCACAGGCGGAAATGATTGCAAAGGCCAAATTGCGGGAGAGCAACGAGCAGATATATCATGGGACGCTGACTGTGACGCTCAATCTGCGGATCGCCGCAGCCTGTGTCATTCAACTCGCTGGGTTCGGAAAATTTAACGGGAATTATTTTATTGACTCAGCCACTCATTCCGGCGGCGATCAGGCGGGGCAAACCGAAATCGGAATCCATAAATGTCTGGAAGGCGGATATTGATGAAAACTCAGGCGGTTTTACAAACAGGAATGGTTCAATCGGTCAATTATGCAGCCGGAACGGTTAACGTAACCTTCACCGACATTTCGGACAGCGGTGGAAACGACCTTCCAATGTTCGGGCCGGTCTACAAAATGCCGGAAATCGGTGATGCTGTGGCATGCATTTTCCTTGACAATAATCCGGCGCGCGGCTTCTGCCTTGGAAAACCGTTCTCCGAAGACTCGCCGCCAGCTGTTTCTGGCGAAGGAATCTTTTATCTTGATCTCTTCGGGGAAGGGTTTATTAAATATGATCGTTCCTCAAAAACGCTGACGCTCCACGCCGACCACGTTGTCACCGAGCAGGAGGCGAGCAGCTGATGACGAGCCTGATTGCATATTGGGGCCATGAGTATTTTAGGGTCACACAGCAATTCGTTTTCACATTCAATAGCTTCGAGCGTGATTCCGGCGGCCGGTACAACTATCTGGAGCGGATCGGCATGAAGCCGATGACCGATTATGCAGGCCCCGGTCTGGATCAGATAACCTTCACGGCAATTCTGGAAAAATCGCTGGGACTGAATCCGCGCTCGGTCGTCGGCTGGTGGAACAGACTTTCCAATTCCGGAAAGGCGGACGTACTGGTCGTTGGGAACAAGATGGTCGGTCAAAATGATTGGCTTCTGAAATCCGTAAAGGAGCATTGGAATACCATTGACGGGAAAGGAAATGTGCTTTCTGGAACGATGGATTTGACTTTTGAGGAGTATATGAACATATGATCGAGCTGGGAAAATTAATTACGACAGGGGATATTGACCCAACGGCTTTACGCCGGATTAACCGGGCTTTATCGATCGTTAAGGGAACCGTGCCGCTCGACCGGAATTTAGGCGTTGATTTGGATTCCATCGACAACGTCCAAGACGCGGTAGGGGGTCTCTTGATGGTCGAGTATTGCCGGTGCATGCTGCAATATTTCCCGGATTACGAAATTACGGATATTTCCTTCGAGGTTGATGGGGGAAAAGTAACGCCGACGGTGGTGATAGGCTATGCCTGATTTTTCGCAGGTTCAGCAGTTTCCAGACCTCAACTTTTTAGATGCTTCCGCCAACTCAATTCTTTCGGCCGAAATATCAGCCTACGAAGACACTTACAAAAGCCTGACGGGGAAAGGGACTACTGTCCAGCCGGGAGACGATGTCTATATTCTGCTCCGCGCGCAGGCCCTCAGAACGTATTCCATCCTTCAGTCGCTCAACTATACCGCCCGCCAAAACTTTTTGAAATATGCAACGGGAAACAGTCTCGATAACCTTGCGGCGAATACGGGGTGCACCCGGTCGCAGTCCACGGCAGCGGTGACGACGATACAGTTTTCCCTCGGGAAAGCGCAGACGGTGGATATCATAATCCCGCAGGGGACGCGGGCGACGCCCGGTAATGAACTCTATTTTGCTACAGACAAAGAAGTGAAGCTTCCGGCCGGGAATACGGCTGTAACGGTTTCGGCTACATGCCAGACAATGGGTACCGCCGGAAACGGCTACGTACCAGGGCAAATTAACACTCTCGTCGACCCTGTATCGTTTATCTCGTCGGTCGCCAATACGGATACCAGCGAGGGAGGAAGCGATACGGAAGACGATATGTCTCTTGCAGAGAGGGTATTCAACTCGCCAGAAAGCTTTTCGGTGGCGGGACCGTCTGGAGCGTATGATTATTTCGCCCGGAAGTACAGCCCGGAAATCATCGACACGAAAACGACTTCGCCCAGCGCCGGGGTCGTTAATATGCGGGTACTGCTTTTCGGCGGCGCTCTCCCAAATGAAGCACTCCTGAATGATTTGCAGGAATACATCGGAGACCGAAATAGGCGCCCGCTTACCGACAATTATTTGGTCGCTGCGCCGGACGTCGTGAATTACGACGTGACATTTACCTATTACATTGACCCGGCGGACGCCGGCAATGCGCAGAACATTCAGGCCGCAGTCACGGTCGCCGTAAATAACTACGTCCTATGGCAAAAAAGCAAGATTGGCCGGGATATTGTTCCCGACCGGCTGACGGCTGCGGTTATTCAGGCAGGAGCGAAGCGAGTCACCATGACCGAGCCGGTGTTTACCCAAATTGCGGAGACGGCTGTTGCCGTCGCGGGGATGCCGAAGGTTACATACGGGGGGATCGACAACGTATAGGAGCATTTATAATATCAGGCTTGCCGAATTAATGCCGCCGGGGATGGCCGAAGAACCGAAAATTACGGCGGAGTGTGCGGCTCTGGATGCAGCACATAATTTTATCATTCAGGCAATTCAAAGCGTCTCCATCCTTTCAGAAGTTGATCGACAAGACGACAGCGTGACCGACATGCTGGCTCTCCAGCAGCATGTCGATTACTATAATCAAGCTCTCCCGCTTGAAACACGCCGGAGCCTCGTTAAAAACAGCGGGCATATCCATAAGATCAAGGGAACGCCCGCAGCGGTCGAAGAGGTGGCACGGATCGTTTTTGGCTCTGCAACCGTGCAGGAATGGTTTGAATACGGCGGAAAGCCGTTCTGCTTTCGCGTTCTGATCAACGAATTTCCGAATTCCGACGAGCAGATGGACGAGGTTCACCGCGCAATTGCGAGTGCGCAAAACGCCCGTAGCCATCTTGATGATGTGATCATTATTGCATCGACAGCGACGGCGACGGCTTATCTTGCGGGCGTGGTGCAGATGTCGGTTAATTTTACTTTAACGCAAGATAAAGCGTAAGGGGGGCGGCGATATTGGCAAACGGATTCGGATCAATGGTATTTACGGACGATGGCCGGAACCTCCTCGCAAAAGCGCAGACAGGGGTTCAGCTGAAATTCACACGGATCGCGGTCGGTGATGGAATGCTCAACGGACAAGACGCCACAAAATTCAAGCATCTTCTCGACGAGGTACTGAGCCTGAGTATTTCAGAAATCATTTACAGCGGATCCGGGCAGGCGGTCCTTAAAAGCGTCTTAAGTAACGAATCCCTTTCAAAAGGTTTTTACTGGCGCGAGATCGGCGTTTTCGCAACCGACCCGCAGCTCGGTGAAATTCTCTATGCTTACACAAATGCAAATGACGGAGAAATTTATGTGCCGGATAAGGCGACAAATATCTATACCACGCCGCTTAACCTAAATCTGTATATTTCTAATGCGTCAAATGTAACTGCCGTAATCGACAGTAGCCTCGTTTATGCGACAAAGCAAGATATCGCAGATATCAAAAGTGGAGTAATTACCGTAGGAATGGCGGCGAAAGTTTCAAATGCACTTACTTTTTCGGGCGGATCAACGATGTCCTTTGATGGAAGCACACCGCAAACCGTAAAAATACCTTCAAAGCCTGACGACATCGGCGCAGCAACAGCTGCACAGGGTGCAAAGGCTGATTCCGCAGTACAATCCTCTCAAGTTGGCGTTGCAAACGGCGTTGCCACGCTTGACTCCGGCGGGAAAATCCCAAAAGCACAGCTCCCTGCGACCGGCGGCTATGTGCGGCAGGCAGCAGCGCCTACAGACACGTCACTGCTGTGGATGGACAGCGGAAACGGCGATATCGTGAAATATTACAACGGGACGGCGTGGGTGCCTGTGCCGGCAACATGGGGGTGATAAAGATTGATCACAGCGGATGAAATCATTGCAATTAAGGCGAAAGTCAAAGCTGAGATGCAGCGCCGCTCCGGCACCGGCAGCATGACGGCCTACGCGGGGACGAGTTGGGACTTTACAACGCAGCCGAAGTCCGGCGGAAAAATCCTTACGGAGCAGGGACATAAGGTCATTGCTCCGATTATTGCGGTCAAACCGCAGGGGAACCTCGTTGACGCCACGCAGGGCGCGAAAATCCCGTCGGATTTTAACACAGCAAACCTGACAAATATCGTGAATGCATATGCGGCGGAGGCGACCACGACGGCACACAGCAGCTGTCAGGCATCGTGCAGCGGACTGTGTACAACAGGGTGTTATTCCGGATGTGCCAGCTGCTCCGGGTGCAGTGGCTGCGGCGGCAGCTGCTCTAATAACTGCAGTGGTTGTAGTGGTACTTGCTCCGGACATTGCACAGATAATTGTACTGGATGTGCTATACAATGTACCGGTGGATGTAAAGTAAATTGTTCCGCGGATTGTACTGGGGGTTGCACTGGAACTTGCAATACTACATGTACTGGGGACTGTAATACTACTTGTTCCGGTACATGTACTGGCTGCAAGGGGACATGTCTTGCTGGTTGCGGTACTTCTTGTTCTCATGATTGCACTGGATCATGCACCAGTGGCTGTAGAGGAACATGCTATGGTGGCTGCGGTACTTCTTGTGCAGTTAACTGTACTGGGGGTTCTCACCCGTGATTGCATTTGTAATAGATGCAGTGAAACATATTAAAAATAATGGAGGTATTGTTTTATGCAAATTAAAATTGAAGAAAAACTATCTGATTATATCGAGTCCTTGCAGTATGAGAAAGACCGAACGAATGAGATCGTGGCCTTCATGCTGGCTCATAACTACGATACGCATACCGAAGCGTTCCGACAGTGGGACCGCGACAATCAGGTAGCGTTCGTGAAATACCAAGAAGCGCGAAATCAGCTGGAAAACCAATACATTTTCAGCAAGCCGGAATTCAAGGGCAAGCGAATAAACTGGAATCTTGACTTCGCTACAAAAATGCTTACTGTGGAGGCTGCTGATGCAGAAAAGGATTGAGCAGTTTTCGGACTATTACAATCGGCTGTTCCCGCAGCCGTATGATGGGAATATCCACGAAAAAAGGTTGCCGCGCTCTGTGACGTTCCAAGTTACGGACGCTTGCAACCTCAAATGTTCATATTGCTATCAGACCAACAAAGGGCATCATGCGATGCCCTTTTCTGTTGCTCAAAAGTTCATGGATTATCTACTCTCTGCCGATGAATCCAACACCTACATTAACCCGACGATCAGCCCGGCAATCAATCTCGATTTTATCGGCGGCGAACCGCTGCTCGAAATTGACCTGATCGACCGAATCGTGGAATATTTTCTAGACCAGGCGATCAAGCGGCATCACCCGTGGGCGACGGCTTACATGATTTCGATCTGCTCCAACGGTGTGCTGTATTTCGACCCGAAGTTTCAGGCATTCATCAAAAAGCACCGGTCGCATCTGTCGTTTTCCATCAGCATCGACGGGAACAAAAAGCTTCACGATGCCTGCCGGGTCTTCCCGGACGGTTCCGGCAGCTATGATATTGCCATTCGCGGGGTGCGGCATTTCCGGGATTACTGGCACGGCAGCATGGGAAGTAAAATGACGCTGGCACCCGGCAATATCGGTTATGCGTATGAAGCGCTGAAAAATCTGGTTGACCTTGGGTATACGCAGATATTTGCGAACTGCGTCTATGAAAAAGGCTGGGAATATCGCCACGCAACGACGCTGTATTATCAATTAAAACAGTTTGCTGATTACCTGATCGATTCTGGCGAGTACCGGGACATATATATCTCGATGTTTGAAAGCGATCTTGGCCGCCCAAAGCCGGAAACCGACCTTGATAACTGGTGCGGCGGGACCGGGTATATGTTGGCTGTGGATTACAAAGGTGACATCTATCCGTGCCTGCGTTACATGGAATCCTCGCTTGGTGCAGCCGTGAAGCCAATCGTCATTGGCAACGTCGATACCGGCATTATGGCGACGCCGGAACAGTGTAAATGCGTGAATTGCCTGAAATGTATCGACCGGCGCACGCAGTCCACGGACGAGTGCTTTTATTGCCCGATTGCACAAGGGTGCAGTTGGTGCAGTGCCTACAATTACCAGTGCTTCGGTACGCCGGACAAGCGCGCGACCTACATCTGCATCATGCATCAGGCACGTGTGCTGGCGAACGTTTACTACTGGAACCGCATTTACCAACTAGATCACAACCCGAAGGTGTTTGCTAATCATGTGCCTGACGAATGGGCACTGAAGATCATAAGTCAAGACGAACTTGATATGCTCAAGAAATTGGAAGCGAGGTAATTTATCCATGTTTACAGTCAAATTAAAGGACGGCACAATTCTCCCAGCCACGTCCGTCGAAGAAAGCTATCGGCCGGAGTATGCTGGCACGGCACATATTTCCCTGACAATCCAGAACAGCAGCGCGGGGGACGATGAGGCGCTGGATACCATCAAACCAAAGTTGACCGCCGATGCTCTCAGCAGCATTCAGGTGTTCACGGAAGCCGACGCAAAGGACCCGGCGAAAACCTACACAGGCTATCAGTACGTCCGCTACCTGATGAACCGTCTGCAGCCCGACGGCAAGACGCTGCTGGATATGAATTTTACAAAAGAGGACCTGACGCAGGTGTAAGCCGCTCCAACCGGGGCGGCTAAAATTATGCGATAAAGGAGATTTAACATGCCGATTTGGATTACGTGGATGCAGGTACTTGGCATTCCATCGTTGCTTGCATCAATCGTCATTATCTGGATGCAGCGTGTGCTGAAACGGCGAGATACAAAAGAACAAGAACGGGAAAAAGCCCGCCAAAAAAATAACGTGCTGCTGATTCGCATGGTTGGGGCGTCAATCGCGCTCGGGGAAGCAACGGCCCACGCCGTGCAGCTCGGGCACCCGAACGGCGACATGGAATCCGCTCTCGAATATGCCCAGCAGGTCAAGCATGAGCAAAAAGACTTTCTAACGGAACAGTCTCAAAAAAATATTGCTTAGGAGGAAATCAGATTGAATATCAAGCAGGAATTTATTCGTCCAAATCAGTTTACCCGCCCAGGTATTTCGCTTCGCCGTGTGTCGGCAATTGCAATCCACTACACCGGCGATCCGGGCGCGACGGCCCAAAACGAGCGAGATTATTTCAACGGGCCGTGCGTCAGCGCTGGCCGGTATGCGTCCTGCCATTACTGCGTAGGTATGGGCGGTGAGATTGTCCAGCTTATCCCGGAGAATGAGTACGCCTATTGCACCTGTGAGGCCAATGCGTACAGTATCAGCATTGAGACGTGTCACCCGGACAGCTCCGGCAAATTCACCGAGGCCGGGGAAAAGTCGCTGATTGAGCTTGCTGCGTCGCTCTGCAAAAAGTACGGCTTGAATCCAGCGGCTGGCCTTATCCGTCACTATGACGTGACCGGGAAACGCTGCCCGCTGTACTACGTCGATCACCCGGAATGCTGGACAGCATTCAAGGGAGCCGTCGCCGCCTGCATGGCTGGGAAAACTTACGCGCTTCCGTGCAGTGGGAAAACCATCGAAGCGGCCGTCCACATCGACCCGTATTATACCGACACAACCATCCTGAAATGTTGCCCCGGTCAGTTGTACACGTTCAAGACGGGCGGGCCGGTTCTCTGTGCGGATGGCCATTCGTTTGCACAGGTAGCCCACACAATGGATGGCGGTTATCATCTGACCACATTCAAGGCCGTTTCTCTTGTCGATAATGTCGGCTTCTTTGTCAACAAGCACCGGGTATGCGCTGGTTACATTAAGCAGCCGTATTCCGACACAACGCGAAAATTCAAGAAACGTGTCGGCCAGACTTACACGTTTAAGACGGATTTCCCGGTTATATGCGGCACAGGCTCGGTGTTTCAGCCGGTAAGTGCCGAACAGAAAAAGGGGTTCTATTTTACAAAGTTCCGCGCGGTCGGGAAGGGCGACGCAGGGTTTTATTGCGGCAGCACCCGGGTTTGCGTCGGGACTGTAATTTAATTAGTTGTTCGGAAATCCCAAACAACTTAAAATTGCCGGTCAACCCGGTGGAAAGAAGAGGTACATATTTATGTGGCAGACGATTTTGAACACGATTGGCACGGCGGCGCTTGCCGCTCTGGTAGCGGTTGGAGTGGCCGCAATTAAGGCGTTCGGCGACGCGGGGGTTGCCCTGATCCAGAAAAAGAAAGATGCCGTTGTGGCGAAGATCGGCGCGGATACATACAATCACCGTCTGACGGTCGCCCGTGAGATGTGGGGCGCAGTGGACGAGGACATTCGCATTACCCCGACGCTGGAAAAGACCATTGCTAATAAGCAGGCTCTTTTCGCGCAGAAGATTAAGCAGGCGATCCCCGGCATTACCGACGATGAAATTGAGCAACTTAGGCAGGCCGTTGCGGGAGAGGTAAACAAAGGCCGTGAAGCCATCGTCGGGCAGACGCAGGACGAACAGGGAAACGGGTTGGTAGCAGGCGATAAAGCTACCGTACTGGCTGATTCCATCAAGCAGGAAGCCGCACAGGCAGCGCCCGTCGCTCAACCGCAGAATACCAACGGCGCGGTGTAATAGGCATCTGTGTAAAGTAGATTACAGGTTTATAACAGATATGTAAAGTGAAAGCCCTCGGAGAAATCCGGGGGCTTATTTTTGTCCAGCGAGAGCGAGGCAATGTAACACTGCCTTACCTATACGCATACAATGATAACGGTTCCAACGTTTTTCTATATAGAGGGCTTCGGGTTAATTCCCGGAGCCCTTATTTTTTTGCCCACCTGCCGATATAAATATTATGCCATATTGGCAAATATTTCACAAAGTAGGTATCGCAAATGGACAAAGAACTCAAACAAGAACTTGAATGGATCAACGAAAATCTAAAGGCTGTGGTTGTAAATCAGGAAATGATGTACTGCCGGATACGGGACATCGAGAACGAGATCAAGAAGCAGGGTAAGCATTGACAAAAATCTGGTGAAGAGGTATCATCTTTATTTAGCCACAAACCGCGCATCCCGTCGAGAGATCGGCGGGATATTTTTATGCCCTCGAAACGAAGAAATCCAAAAGCAACATCCCGTTCGGCATGAACAGAATATCGCTTTTGGATTTGAATGGCGGAGAGGACGTGACTCGAACACGCAACACCTTTCGGTGCACTACATTTCCAATGTAGCTCCTTACCAATTAGAATACCTCTCCAACTGGCAATACTCGCGTCCGGTGAA